CGAACCCGTACCCGTGGCCCGAGCGCAAACCGACACCTATGACGGGTTCGGGGATGATCCCACCCGATCCATACCAGTGATTCGTGACTTCGTGCGCCCACGCGTTCGCCGGGGTGCCATACCGCTGCGCAATGTAGGAGAACATCCACGACAGCTGCGGGCCAGCATGCGAACCGCCACCAGCCTGCCCGGCGAACGGCAGCTTGCTCGGCGGGAGCGCCTGCGGGATGCCATACGCGCCCGATGAGGGGTTGCGGGCGAACCGGTTGAACCCTGATTCGGCCATCACCAGGTCCACGAACGCCGGCCACTGGGGGGCACCCCACGGGAAGATCCGCCGGGCCAGCGCCTTGTTCGCGGCAGCGTCGCCGCCGACCGCGCTGCTGGAAACCAGGGCCCGGCGGCCCAGCTGGCGCAGCGCCGTTATCGCCAGATGCTCCGCAGCCGTTATCACCGAGTGATAGAAGCCCGTCTCATGGCGTGCGACGTATGGGCCGGCGGCCGTGATGGGCGAACCGCCTCCCACCAGGCCCCCGGCGGCGAAACCCTTGATGCCGTGCGCTTTCATCAGTGGCGCGACAGCGGGGGTCAGGTGCTTGGGGACGACCGTCTCACCCGGTTCGAGCATCGCCGGGACCGTGTCGCCACCGCCGTAACCGGGGATGCGTGCGCCTTTGGCGTGGAACTCCAGGAATCCGCTGGCTTTCTGCCCGGCGATCTGGTCGGCGAAGGTGATCCTGCCTTTGCCGGACCCGGTTGCGGTGATTGTCGTCCCCGCGTGCTTGGGTATCGCCTGGATGCGCTTGATGTAACTGTCGACCAGGCCCCGGGCGGTTTTCGCGTTGACGCCTGACGCTTCGAGGTCGGCGATGAGGTTCCGCCGGTCCTGCCGGGTCGCAGCCGACTTCGTGCCGGCCTGCTGGACCGAGGTGGCGAGGTCGGTGAAGTCGCCGCGGACTTTCGGCGTGTTCGCGTGCAGGGTGATCAGCTGCGGGATCAGGTTGTTCCGCGCCTCGTCCGCGAGTGCCCTGGTTTTGCCGGCCAGGTCGTTTACCGGCTGCACCATCGCATGTGTGCCGCTGGTGACCTTGGGGAGGGTCTGCCCGAGTTCCCCTGTGCGCCTGTTCCAGTCGGCTGTTTCCTGGCTCGTGGCCTTGGTTTTGTCGCCGATGAGACCGATATTGCTGGCCAGTTGCTTCCACGAGTTGAACCCCGAGCCAGAGCCGGTGCCGAACGGGTTATCCCACCAGTTCTTCCCCTTGCCGCTGGGGATGCCTTGCAGAATCGGCTTGACCACGAACTCGGTCACCGCGACCGCGATGCCACCCCGGATAAGCCACTTCAGCCCAGTGAAACGCGACAGTGCCGCGAGGAAACCGCCCTTGGCCGCGCCCTTGGCCGCGCCACCTGCGGCACCACCGGCGGCAGCCTCGCCGAAACTGAGTTTCGCCCCGCCGGCCATCGCGGCGCGGATCTCCGCCGCCGCCGCCGCACCACCCGCGCGCATCGCGGTTTCCATCTCGGCAGCCGCACTGGCGCCGCTGAGTTTGAACAGCCCACCTGTCAGCAGTTTCGCCGCAACGCCAACGATCTTGATGCCGACCTTCAGGACGCCCAGTTTCGACAGCAGCAGCAGCGCCCCCGCCACCTCCAGAAGCGGCTTCTGCCACGCCGGTGGCAGCCCCGCGACCCAGTGGAGGAACCCGGAAAGGACCTGCAGCTCGAGCGTCCCAGCGGCAGACGCGCCAGCGAAGACCGTCGGGAGAACTTTCGCCACGTCGGAGAGGATGCCGGTGATCAGGTGCCCGTTGTCGTGGAGGTAGGTGACGAACTTGCTGACGTCGTCGCGGGCCTGCTTCGACGCCGCCCACGAGGCGAACGCCGTCCCCCACGTGCTCAGCGCGTTGCCGAAGGTGTAAAAGTTCGTACCCGACCCGGCGAGGTCTTTCCCCAGGCTGAACACGCCGGTGGCGATGTTCTTGATGAACACGCCGATCTGGCCCAGTTGCAGGCCAGCGAACCGGCCGAACTCCGTCGCCAGCTTACTGACCTCGGCGCTGCCTTTCCCTGACGCGAAATAGGCGTTGAGGGACTGCCCCCACGCCTGGAAGACGTCAGCGACCGGCTGCACCAGGGGCCGGAGGAACTGCAGGCCCTTCGTCAGCGCACTGAGCCACGTGGCGACCACCGGCGCGGCGACCCGGTTCGCGAGCAGCTTCCAATGCTGCTGGAGGGTGTCCAGGTTGTTGATGACCTTGCGGAACGCGGGCGTCCACGTGGACTCCAGCGTGCTGATCTGCTCGCGGATCGCCTTGCGCTGCGCCCCGGTGGTCGCCGCGTTCAGCCGCAGATTCAGCTGCGAAAGCTTCTCCGCGTCCTTGCTCGCCTCGGTCAGCACCGTCCCCGCGAGGGCACCGAACCCCACCGCCGCCACACCGGCGGCGGCGAAACTCGCACCGACCGCGCCCACGCCCTGCGCCAGCGCCGCCGTCGCGGGGATCAGCGCCGGGAGCAGCGACAGTTTCGACGGCTGCAGGAACCCCAGGCCGGACAGTTTGCTGGTCACCGAACTGATACGGGACTGCGCCAGCGCGAGCTTGTCCGCCTGCTCGCGTGCGCGTTTCATCTCCGCTGCTTCGATCCGCAGCGCCAGCGCCGCTTCCTCAGCGTTGCCCGACAGTTCGTCCTCGGCGTCGGCGAGGATCTTGTCCGCTTTCGCCAGGGCGAGCGTCGCCGCCACCGACGTCGCCTTCGCCCGGCGTTCCTTGTCCAGTGAATCGGCCAGCAGCCGCGCGCCGCGCGCCGCGACCTCAGCACTCCCGGCCAGGTCCCGGTTGGCACGCTGCGCCCCGGACGTGTTGCCGGTGACGTCGAAGCGGAGCTCAGCCATCCCTGATCAGGTGCTCCTCCGCGTAGTCGATGAGCGCCTCGAAGTCAGCGACGTCGAGCAGGCCGATCTCCCACGGCCTTATCCCGAACTCGCGGGCGAAGATCGCTAGGTAGCGGTTCCGGTCGTAGGTGTGCGCGCCGGGCGACTGCGGCCCCGGGTGGTAGGGCCCGGCTCCTCCTGGGCTTCCTCGCCGATCGCCTGCAAACTGTCCAGCAGCGGGCGCAGGTCGATCTCGACCTCGCCGGCGAGGATGTCCTTCAGGTCCACCGCCCGCCCGGCACGCCGCCACACCAGCCACACCAGGCCGCACATCGCTTTCATCGACCCGGCGCCGAGCTCGGTCTCCCAGTCCGCGTACCGCATCCCCGTCGCCGCTTCCAGCGCCAGCGCCTCGGACATGGGCTTGCGGTCGAAGTCGTGGTCGAACCACTCATCGTTGATGCAGATCTTCGCCATTTAGCCATGCACTCCCGCGTAGATCTTGTCCTTGACCCGTTCGAGGGCGTCCTCGATCTCCTGCCGGATCCGTGGCGCGTTCTGCTCGATCGGCTCGTCGAAGAACAGCGGCCTGACTGCCTGGGCGTACCAGTGGCGGCGGTTCCCGAACAGCGGATGCTTCAGGACGCCCCGGTTGAGGTCGAGCAGCCTGCGCCGCGCCACGAGCCGCGACCCGCGTTCAGGTGCGGTGATCCGCACCGTCTGCCCGCCGGCGCGGACCCGGTTCGATACCCGGATCGTCATGTCCCCGGCGAGCACTTCCGCGTACGGGTCCGGGAGGTACTCGGGCAGCCGGGCCCGGATCTCACCCGGCACCGGTGCCACAGCGCGGTTCATGCCGTCGCGCAGTTCCGCCGCCAGCCCCTCATCACCCACGGTGCGCAAATCGCGGGCGAGTTCGGCCAGTTCCCGTGCGAGGATGTCCACGGACGGCATAGGCGTACGCTCCTAGCAGGAAACAACCGCCGGGAAAAGGGGGAACCATGTCCGCTGCCCAGCCGCGCCACAGACCGTGGTACCGCTCGCTGCTGTGGATCGTGCCCACCGCCATCGCCATCTGGGTCCTGGTGGGGCTGATCCTGCGGGCGGTCCCCGCCTGACCCTGACCAGCAGTTTGCGGCTATGTGTTAAGCCCACCGAACGGCGTGTAACGCTGCACCTTCGAGGCCGCGTTCCAGCTGGCCTTGAAGTTCACCGGGCCACCGATCGCACCGTCGGCGCTGAAGTCGGGGAGGATCGTCCCGAACCAGTACACGTTCGGGTCGTTGGTGGTGTCCGGGTACAGGTAGAAGTTCCGCGCCAGGCCGTCCACGGCGGCGATGTAGGTCTGGGAGGTGGCGTCGTCCATGAACCCGGAGAAGTCGCCGCTGCTGTCGGGCAGGCCGGCGACGTAGGTCTTGTTCGAGTCCCCGAATGCGGTCACGTCCTGCTTGTCGGTGACCATGTTGATCGACCAGGACGCCTGGAACGCGCACGGCGACGCGGCCGCACCGTTGGTGACGCCGATGTAGACCTGTGCGTTCCTGCCATGCCGACGGCTCACGTGCTGCTCCTTGCTAGTCGCCGATCATCGCCAGGAGTTTCCTGGCGTTGTTCTCGAATGTGCGGTCCGCGATGGCTTCCCGTGCCGCCGCGGCGGCTTTCTCCCGCTCCGCGTCGTGGGCGAGCGCCCAGCGGAGCAGTTCCCCCGCCTCGCCCGGTTCGGTGAATGTGGGCAGCATCGGGAACAACTGGTCCGACTCCGGGCGGCTGTCCCGCGCGAACCAGAGCTGGCAGGCGGCCATCTCCACCTCACGCGGGCCCATCGCCCAGCCCTCACCCACGTGCGCCTGCTCGGCCTCGCGGCGGTACAGGTTGATCCCCGTCCGCGCCTGCCGGTACAGGGCAGCGGTGTCCTCGTTGTCGATGCACTCGTCCACCGCGGCCACATACCGGCGCAGAGGTGAGGCTTCGTCCAGGTCGGCCCAGAACCCGGCGAGCTTCACATCCAGCCCGGCCAGGTTCATCTGCTCGAAGAACTGGATACGGGACGGGAACCCGGTGCCGGTGAACGTCAGGTCCCACCGTTTGCCAGGGCCGCCGGGGAAGTGGACGGACTCCCGGTAGGCGTGCGGCATGTACGCGACCGGGCCGAACTGCCGGTACGACTCCAGGTTCACAGGGTCGTTCAGCAGGTTGACCGACGCCCACGGCGCCCGCAACTGCTGCTCGTCCTCCTGGTAGGGCGATTCGGTGTGCAGGAGGACGATCTTGTGGCCGCGGGCGCGGAGCACCTCGAGCAGGTCCGGCGGGGTGAAGAACGCGGAGACGAGCAGGATCACGTCCGGCCAGCATTTGTACGCGGCTGACAGGATGCCGTTGGCGGCGAGCTGGATCGCCCCCTCACGGGAGACAGCCTTGCGGAACTGCTTGTTGCCGCCCTCGTCGAGGTGCCCGGTTTCGATGAACGCCGCGTCGTAGAACGTGAGCCTGTCGCCGAGGTTGTACGGCATCACCTGCTCGCCCAGGTGGCGCAGGGCTTCTACCCAGCCCTCGTACAGGTCGTGGACGGAGAAGTGCGGGCCTGGGTGCCCGACCAGCCAGCGAATGACCGCC